GGGATGTAGATAACAATACTGGTTATTGTAATTGTGTAAGCTGCGGTAAAAAGGTACACTTTACAGAAACAGATGCTGGACACTTCATTGGTAGACAACACTTAATTACAAGGTACGATGAACGCAACGTACACGCTCAATGCAGAAAGTGTAACAGATTTGAGTATGGTAGACAATATGAGTATAGTATAGCTTTGGGACAAGAACTATCACAAGAACTACTACAAAAGTCAAGAGGGGTACTAAAACTTACAGACCCAGAATGGCAAGAAATATTTGACCAATACAAGACTAAACTACAAGAACTAAAAGACAAACAAAACTTTTAGTTAATAACTTCTCAATAAACCTTACTTATATAACGCTAATAATGTGTATCTTTGAATAGACTAACCAATGTCTTGTTATTGTTTTCAACTGTTTAGCAGTCAATTAAGCCACCTATCACAAGGTGGTTTTTTTGTTATTTATAAAAAAAGTAGTTTATAATTTGTTTATATTAAATATATTTTGTTAAATTTGTGTATTATTAATTTTAAACAATAACAATATGACACTATTAGAAAGATTACACCCATTGTACAAAGACAAATTAAGTGTAGCTAATTTAGAGTACCCAGATTTAGTTGCAGAGCTTTATGAAGAACTTGAAGAAAAAGTTTTTGTAAGCGATTTAAAGTATGGCAGCGTTATGGACTTGCGTATTTTTTGTGGCTATTTAAACAACCCTTTTGATTATTTTACAGAATAATGACACATTACGAGGACGTGAAAAGAGCAGCAACCCCAACGACAATAGACTATCTAAATGCAAGGATAGAGGCTTTAGAAGGTAGAGTAGAATACCTTGAAGCGATAATAGAAGTAGAAATTTTAAACAATAACAATGAATAAAGAACAATTGATAAATAAATTAACTTTATTAGACACATCAATTTATAGAAATATAGGTTTTTTAAATAGCGGTGTATACTCCCACGAGCCTACAATGTATCGTAAAAAACTTTATGAAGTTTACGAAAAATTAGACATAGAAAGTATTAATGAATTAATAAAATTAAAACCAATAAAACAATGAACAAGGAAAAACTAACAGAGTTGTACAAAAAGTATAACCTAACTAAAGATGACTTTTTTAAGCATCAGCATTACACAATCATCACTAGACAAGGCATAGATAGAATTATGGCACTAGAGCAAATGACTGTTAATTATGAAGTAATAAGATGCGAGCCTAATTTTGCAGTATTTAAAGCACTTGCAGAAAAAGATGGTAAGCGCATAGAAACCTTTGGTAGTGCGCTAAAAGGCGACAGTTACAAAACTTCAAATACTAACAGCTGGTACGTTGCCGAGATGGCAGAGAAACGAGCAATGAGTAGAGCAGTATTAAAACTAACTGGCTTTTATGAACTCGGTGTATTTGGCGAAGATGAAAGTGAAAGTTTTAAAAAACAAAAAACAGAATATAAAACCCTATAAATAAATAAATATGAGTGCATTAATTAATTTTAGTTTAAATGTGGCAAAGTTGCCAAAAGAAAAGTTTATCGCTGGTAAAGACGGTGCGGTATATGTAAACCTTACAATGTCAGTAAATGACGAAACACGATACGGTAATAATACTGGTATCTATGTTAGTCAGACACAAGAGGAAAGAGAAGCCAAGAAGCAAAAGACTTATCTCGGTAATGGTAAAGTTGTATGGAACAACGGTACTATTGTGAACGCTGAAAAGGAAGTACAAGAAGCTGTACAAGAACACCCAGCAGAGGCAGACGGACTGCCATTTTAATTTTTTTTATAATCAAGGGGGTTTTTACCCCCTTTTTTTATACCTTTAAGCAAAACAATAACAATAACAAAAGAAATGACAGAAGAACAAACTACACAACAAATGTTGATGGAACTAATAAAAGAGGAGTGTACAATAGACACTACCGAAGTATTAGAGTATCCACCAACCGCTTTGAGTTTAGGAGAAAAGACAATACAAACAAAAGGTGGCGATATTACAATACCAATACCAATAGGAACTTATGGGAACTTTAGCTTCGTACAAGCACCACCAAAGACAAAGAAAACATTTTTTGCATCGTTACTTGCATCGGTATATTTAAGTGGCGGTAATAACTTTGGCGGTAAGTTAAAAGGACACCGAGAGGGTAGATGCCTTATACACTTTGATACAGAGCAAGGGCATTGGCATAGCCAGAGAGTATTTAAAAGAGTTATAGATATGGCTAACGTTAGGGATGTAGGTTGCTATCAAACCTATGCCTTAAGAACAATAAGCTATAAACAAAGAATACAATTTATAGAATTTATACTAAAAGAAAACAAAGACAAAAACGGATTAGTTGTTATTGATGGTGTGGCTGATTTAGTCAGCGATGTAAACAACCTTGAAGAAAGCAACTTGTGTGTGCAGAAAATAATGGAGTGGTCAGCTAAATACAACTGCCATATAATAACTGTAATACATAGCAATTACGGAAGCGATAAACCAACTGGACACTTGGGTAGCTTTTTAGAAAAAAAGACAGAAACACAAATACAATTAGAAGCAAACACAGTAAACAAGGAATGGGTAACAGTTAGTTGTAAGCGTTCAAGGGGTTATGCCTTTGAAACCTTTAGCTTTAGTATTAACGAGTTTGGGCTACCATTTGTAGTGGGCGAAATATACGACCCATTAGAATATTTTGTAGTGCCAAAAAATAAAATTTTAGAATGAAAAAAAGCCTTGTTGAAATAGCCTATTTAAGACATCAAGATTGGTTAAGGGTAGTGTATGCCTTTGGCTGTAACAAAAGCACCGCAGAGGACATTGTACAAGAAATGTACATACAACTGATACAAGATGTAGATAAAGGGTTAGACCTATGGCATAATAACGATGTTAATATTTACTACTGCTGGAAAGTGTTAAGAGGCATATACTTAAACACCCACAAAAAGGAAGCAAGGCAAATAAAAGAATACATAGAAGAAATAGACGAACTGAAACAAGCAGAAGATTTAGGAATAGACGAAGTAGAATATGCTAAACGCAAAGACCAAATAGATGGCATATTAGATGACCTATACTGGTACGATAGAAAAGTATTTGAAATATGCGCAAGTGGTAAAAGCGTAGCAGCATTAAGTAGAGAAACTGGTATAAGTTATTACTCACTTTACAACACATACACAAACGCAAAGAAACATATAAAAGAACAGCTATGAGTTTAAAGGTTAGCGATAAAAGATATGCTCAATGCCAAAAGGATGGCGACTACTATGAAGAATTATTTAAAGATAAGATTTTGTCATTAGGTATGAGTTATAAAAAAGCTACACAAAAAGATGATTGGTATAAACATATTGATTGCTATGTAAATGGTTATGGGGTTGATGTGAAGGGTAATAGGCATTTAGAAACTATTTGGCTTGAAGTGTTAAACGTAAATGGTAATAAGGGATGGTTGCAAGGAGATGCTTTTTATATTGCTATGTTTATTAAAGAACTTAATATGTTTAGTGTATATAAAAGATTAGACTTATTAAATTATATAAAACAAAACACAAAGGAGTATACTGAAACTAAAACGGAATACAATAAATTCTACACAAGAAAAAAATGGGGTAAAAAAGATATTTTAGTAAAGTATAGATATAACGATATAAAACATTTAGAATTAAAACAGCTATGAAATTAGGAGATTTAGTATACTACATTACTTACTATACTGGAATACGTTGGATAGTAAAAAAGATATGGGGAGAAGATTGCGGATGCGACAAACGCAGAGATGAGTGGAACGATATAGATTTAGACTTATGGAAATAGAACACAGAAAACAATGGGAACAATTCAAGGCAGAGGTTACAAGCAAACTAACACAATCACAATACAAGCTATTATGTAAGCTTCACGCAAAGTATTTTAATCACGCTTATTATGAGCCTTGCAGTTGCAGACCTAAAGAGTTAAAACGATGGATAGCCGATATTGACAGACTATACAATAAATGATAAAAAATGTACACAAGTGGGAACAAGCTGTAATAATGCTTTTAAATTTAGATGGATGGAACTTAACACATACTGGCGAAGGCTTTGAGCATTACGATGCAATAGGCACAAGCCCTAAAGGAACAGAGGTAGTAATTGAAATGAAGTTCAGAAACAAATACTACAAAGAAAAACTATTAGAGGTGTACAAGTACGACAAGCTAATAGAAACTGGTAAGATAGCCCTATACTTTGTTAATGACCCTAAAGGTAATTATATGTATTGGCTAAACAATCTAACAGACTTGAAGAAGAAAGATATGTACTGCCCAGACACCACGCTATGGACTAAAAAGAAACTATTAAAGCCTTGTTACTTGCTTGACGAAGCACAAGCATCAATAATTAATTTAAACAGTTTTACAAAATAGTTTGTTTATAATTTGTTTATAATAAAAAAAGTTTTGTATATTGCGGTATGAAAACACAACTACAAGACTTAAAAAAAGAACTTCAACAAATAGAAGCCACGCTACACCACCTTAATAAAATGGAAGGGGTTACTGAACGTATGAAGAAACGTTTAGAGGATAGAGAACTATATATAAGAAGTATAATTTATAACATACAATAACAATGAAAAAGACAAAGACTGGATTACATATCCAAACACGAAAAAACAGAATTGAGGTACTAACCCAAAAAGAGTTAGAACAACAAGAACAAAACAGACAAAACACAAGAGCATATATAATTAGATTAGCTATATTATTATTTGCTTCACTTACGTTTGTATTAGGGTTTATATATGGCGCAGCACAATAATGGATTTATTACAAAAGCAAGCATATAATCTGTGGTTTAATTGGTTAGCCGATAAGATAATGGAGTGGAAAGATGCCAAGCCATTAAACAAAGACTTACGCAACAGCGTTAAAGCTATGAATGAAATAGGTACATTTGTAAATGGTCTGCGTACAGAGGTTGAGGTACTACATAAAAGAGTACAGCTTATTAGACAACAGAAGAACGAACTGATACAAAAACAACAAGAAGAAATAACACAATTAAAAGACGACTTAAATAAATATCAAATGCACTATATAGACGAACCAGACGCAGTAAGCACTTGCAGAACTTGCGACACAGAAACAAACGGACAAACATACTGCTCCGAAGATTGTAAAAACTATGACCTTGAATAATATGGATAAGATAAAACTATTAGATGGTAAACACTACGACAGAGCAGAATTGCTTAAGCGTATGGAAGATGACACCTTTTACTATGGGGAACTAAACACCCTTGCTTTAAGTAGTAGTAGCCTTAAACAGCTTCTATCAAGCCCAAAGACATATAACTTTAGTTTGAAGTATGGTAGTGGCGAAAGTCAAGCCCTACGAGATGGGTGGCTATTCCATACCGCTATATTAGAACCAGAGGTATTTGCAGCACAAACATTTATAGATGTGCAAAGCAAAAACACAAAGAAGTTTAAAGAAGCTAAAGCAGAAAACCCAAGAGTGTTTACAATGAAAGAGCGTAACGATGCTGATAGGCTTGTAGATGCGTTCTACAGAAATGAACACGCAAAGGAACTAATAACTAAAGCAAAGTTTGAAATACCAGCTATTGACAATGTATTAGATATGCCCTTTAGAGGCAAGGCAGATGTATTAGCCACCAATAGAATAGTAGACCTTAAAACGACTACAAACATAAAAGACTTTGCTTGGTCAGCTAAAAAGTACGGATACGATGTACAATGCTACTTATACTGCAATCTATTTGGTAAGACACACAAAGAGTTTTATTTCTTGGCATTAGACAAGGGTAGCTTGGATATTGGTATATTTAACTGCTCGGAAGAGTTTTACTTTCAAGGCGAAGAAAAAGTAGAAAAAGCACTACACCTATATAATCAATTCTTTATAGAGGGTGCAGATTTAGATAACTATTGTTTAACTGGAGAATTATAAAAAATGAAATTAGATTTAAAAATTGAGTATTTAGGAAAGAAAGAAAAAAAAGGAGATACAGAAAAGGATATGTATAACCTATCGTTTAAGACGTACAACGCACAGATTAGTGGCAAGTTTGAACGTAGTGAGATACGACACCTTATACAACAATTAGATAACGCTATAATATGAGAGCAACATACTTACACTACGAAAACGGAAAAGGCTACGATGTGATAGACTTTATAAAAGACTACAACCTCAACTTCAATAGAGGCAATATAATTAAGTACGTTTGCAGAGCTGGAAAGAAAGACAATGAACTAAAAGACCTTGAGAAAGCAGCAGACTACCTAAAGCGAGAGATAGAATACACAAGAAACGAGCAAGAGAAATGGATAGAGAAGAACAAGTAATAAGCGACAAGCACCTTAACTATTTAAAGTGTGTGCTAATAAGTCAATTACTATTAGAGGCTAACGATGACTTAAAAGGCAGCAAAGCGTTTAAACAAAACGTAAAGTATCAAGTAGGCAAGACAAACCAAATATTAGAACAAGTGTACCAAGAGGGGTTTAATACAGTATACCACAACAACCCAGAGATGTGCATAAACGTACTAAACAAAATAGATGGACTGATACACAAAATAAAAACAGCTACCATAGACGAGTTAGTAATGATAGATGCATTAGTAGACCAATACTTTAACAACAAAGAAGAGATAAACGAAACACAAACAGCAGAATTTACTAAAATAGATTAGATATGAAACTACAAACAGTAAGAGATACAATTAAACAAACAACAAACATAGACATCTTTGAACAAACAAGACGTAGAGATGTAATAGAAATGCGAAGCGTAGCAAACTACTACCTATATAAGATTAGCAAGATGCGACTTATGGAAATAGTAAGAGAATACGAAAAGAACAACTACAAAACAACACACGCTTCAATAATACATAGCTTAAACACCTATGACCAACACAAAAGGTATAACCAAGAATTAGAACTAATGTACAAAGCCCTAATAGGCGACAATAGACTATACGTTATGGAACAGATACCAAAGGCTACCGAAAAACAAATAGAACAGATAGAAGAAATACTGCTATGAAAATAACAAACGAGGACAATATGGAGCTAATGGCAAGGTATGAAGATAACTACTTTGACCTTGCTATTGTAGACCCACCTTATGGGATAGACATAAACAGTAGTGGTAGGCTTGGACATTATGGGGGTAAGGGTAAGAATTGGGATAGCGAAATACCTACTAAAAAATATTTTAAAGAATTATTTAGGATAAGTAAAAATCAAATAATATGGGGTGGAAATTATTTTTATTTAAAGCCAACAAGATGTTTTTTGATATGGGATAAACAACAACCAGAAGCTGTTAGTTTTGCATCTTGTGAATATGCTTGGACTTCTTTTAATAAATCTGCAAAAACATTCTATATGCGACCACAAAACGCTGATAATTACAGAATACATCCTACTCAAAAACCAGTTAAACTTTACGAATGGCTTTTAATGAATTATGCTAAAGATGGTTTTAGAATTTTAGACACACATTTAGGTAGTGGCTCAATAGCAATAGCTTGCCACAATTTAGGATATGACTTAACAGCTTGTGAATTAGACAAAGAGTATTACGATGCAGCAATAAAAAGAATAGAGCAACACAAAGCACAACAAAGGTTATTCTAAAAAAATATAATTATGTTTATATATTAGTAGCTTGAATAATCAAGTTTTATCAAGATAAAAGATATGAGCGAAAATCACGGAGGCGCAAGAAAAGGCGCTGGTAGAAAACCAAAAGCACAAGAGCAGAAACTAATAGAGCGGTTAGATGCTATAATAGACAAAGACAAAGCATTGGGTAAGTTAGGAGAGTTAGTAACAAAAGGCGATATGAGGGCTTTACAACTGTATTTAGGGTATAGGTATGGTAAACCTAAAGATAGCGTAGACATAAACTCTTCAGAGGGCTTAAACATTAATTTTAGAGATTTATTAAAATTCGTTGATTAAGGTAAAAAAGAAATATATGCCTATTGTAGAAAGCGGCAGTAGGTACTACA